GGAGCATAGACTGGGCTCGGACAACTGTATCCGTGATGTGCACCTAAATAATCTACTTTGAACATTAAGGCGTCACCATAATCACGTTTCCAATACTTGGCAAGCCTACCAGCTTTGAGCATCATGATACCGTCATAGGTTTCCCACTCGTAACGGATAAAATCACCATCGGCAGTCAGCTCACCATTGTAGTGACGACTCATGCGCATCTGCTCTGGCCAATGGCTATAATACACAACAGCATCAGGATCAGGATCAAGGACCAGATGTTCAATAGCACTGTCAACCATGTCAAGATTTGAATCAATGAATATATGATCATCGTTGCAGGCCAACCAAACGATGTCATCTGGGTCATTGAGATATTGATCGCAAATTCTACGCCAATCACGACCGTAGTCACAGCGTTGCCATATTAGAGCTAATTTGTCGGAAGGAAACAGTCCATGTATGTATTCTTCTAGTTCAGCACGCCTGTGTGCTAGCTCTGGTGCTAGGGTAATACAAAACACAAATTTGCTGACTAGGGGATCTAATACTGCTGTGCTGGCTAAGCAATATCGAAATACGTCCATGCGCTCTGGATTAGGCATCCAACTAGCACGGCGATAGGGATAGCCCATACGGACATCTGTGATTTTTACGTTAAATAAAACAATCATTGCAAATTGTTTGTATATAGATCTAAGACGTACTCTATCTCATTGGTGATCTCAGACTTTACATCTGTGTTTTGATTTAACACATTCACTAAGGCTTGATATTTTGAGGATGAAAAACAATAATGCCCGGCAACATTGATCTGATGCTCTCTATCGGTACTGTCTGTCCATTTACGCCAACGACCACTAGCTATCACTTCGTTAGCAAAGTCATTCCATTGCCCCTGCGCATCTGGATAAGCTTTAACTAGTCTGCGCAATAGTTTAGTTTGTATTACACCTAGCTGTGGTGCTATGTTTAGAGCATGAACACCTACAGCACTGCGTAGGCGGATTTCATCTGCTGATAGATAGTCAGCATTATGTTCTTTCATCTTTACACCATTGGTATTAGCGACCTGTACAAGTTCTCGAACTGTTGATGTTTCAAATGACCCTGCCTGATGATCTTCGTGACATAAACTACCTGTTTGTGCGACAACGAATTGTATGTTAGGAATATTCTTAGCAAATGCTACATCGTTCTTATACTTGATAGCACCTGCCGCAACACCTACGTTTTCCTCTGTACCAAATTCAAACTGGACATTAGGATTAAGTGTTAGGCAGAATTCAAAAAGTTCTTTAGCGATACCATAGGTATCATCAACACGGCTAGTGTCAATATGGATTAGGTCAAATCCTTGTGCGATATCGTATGCGATAGTTTTTTTAGTAGCTTCTACAGCATCACGCAATGATAGATCCTTTTCCGCGTCTAGGAAATATGGACCGCAGTGATCGCGGCACATCCAAATGTAGTCTGTAGGTAATGAACGTAATTGTTCACGGATTTCGGGAGTAGTCATCACATAGCCTGACTCAGCATCAACTTGATTACGGCTAGCAATCAGCATCAGAGGTTTTTTATTACGATGACTGTAGTTACAGATAATTTCAATAACTTCGCGGCTCATTGGCCCAAATCCTAGTCTAAAATCCATGTTCAATCTCCATTAAATACATAATATGCACGCAGGCATCCATGACTGCGCCTTTGCCGCCTTCACGTTCTGTAACGTAGTCTGCGTTTGCTCTTGCTGTTCTCCATGCCTGTGCTGGGGCGATACTCAATCCCACGTGAGGGAAGATTTTCGCATCATAAGGTCCGTCACCCATAAAGACTGTTTCTTTTGGATCTCCTTTGCTTAATACCCAGTCCAGTCTGTCTGCTTCTTTAACCATAGTCAGTGGAAACTTCATGTGTTCAACTATACGGTTATAGGTGATAGGCCAACCATTTTCATCAGCACTGACAAACTCTATAGCAATATGCTTACGTAGGAGTTTTAATCCATCATGATCGTAATTACCGAAGGCTTTAAATGGTTTTCCATCTACACCCCAATAGAGCATGCCGTCATTTAACACACCATCTACATCCATGATGAATCGTTTATACATTACCCTAATATCTTGCTAAAGTGCAGTTGAGCTAAGGCTACTAAGAACTTGTCAAACGGTGCTTCATGCAGTGGACTCATGTTCAAGTAGATGATTGGTACCAATGCCTTAACTTTCTTCCAATCAAGTCCTTTTGATACGACCCATTTCTTTAGGATTTCTTCATACACTTGGACATCTTTGACGCTTGGTATTTCAAGTGTAACATAGTCATTGCGTTCTTTATAGTTGTAGTGTTCGTGTTTGATATCTTTATAGCTGAGATGTAGGCCGCCTAGCATCTTAGCTAGATCATAGTATTGGTCACCGTATAGTTCACCACCAAAGTCGGTGCGCCAATCAATGGCAGTAAACTTATCTGTGTATTTGTCTTTCATCTGATGGTATAAGTCTGGTGAACCTAGATACTGTCCGCTCTGATAGATGGTATTATCAAAGTGTAGATCGCCGTGTATAAACTTCCATGAGGTTTCTGTGCATAACCAAGTAAAGTCGATCTTTGCTAGATACTGATCTATACTCAATACTTCTTTGCCATTTACCACACATGGCTCTGACCAATCACTATATTTCACACGAAACTGTTCAACACGTTCCATGGTCTTTTTATAATAAAACTTGTGGCAGATTTCATAATGATCTATATCAGCATTTACTTCGGACGGTGCATTTGTCCATAGAGCCGTCTCACACCAATCCAACATCTTTTCAAATATCGCTGGTGAGTATTGATTATAGACGATATCGCCATTGGCGTAGTCGTGTATTAAGAAATTGCCTGAACGCTCTACATTATGTGGCATAGCTTCCGGATTACATTCTGCACGACGCACACGCATTTCTGCCTGCTTAGGATCTGTCCAGAACTTGATAATTTTACCATTGTCATTGTAAAATAGTTCGTTGGGTTTAGGAAAACTTACATCTGTGAATTCACTTGACAGTTCTTCCCATTTTTCATAAGTACCAAAGTCTTTCCATCCGCGGATAGTGTATGCCTGCAGATCTAGGCCTTTAAATCCTTCATAGGTTTCTTTAGCATGACGGACCTGCAGATTCTTTAGGTATTCATCATCTTTGACATACATCATGCCTACAAATGCATCAACAGCGGTCTTGCTGGATTTTTTATTAAGCACTGCGATAATATCATTGCCTTCACGTTGGATCCAGCAGTAGTCTTGAGCGATTGCTGAATCAACTGGGTGAACTGCGATCCAGTTATGATCTAATTTATCCTCAAATTTGAAATCAAATAGGGTATCACAGGCTAACCACATGAATCCGCCACGTATGTATTTTGCACACATCTGTATGCTGGTAGCAGGACCTGTATCACCTTCTGCATAGTAAGGAATATCAACAAACACCACGTCTTTGTCCTGATGCACAATACCGACATAGTCTTTGATCAATTGACCCATATGTCCGCAGGCGATGACGAATCTAGTAGATTCATCAAACTTTTCCATAATATGACTAATAAGGGGTTTATTATGATAGGGAATCAGTGCTTTTGGAACCATCCTACCGAATGGACCCATGCGTCGACCGTAACCTGCGGCCAGGATCAAGACTGTAAGTTTATTGTTGTTCATGTTCGCTTGCTATCCTTCCGTGACCGCGATTAGCTGAATCTTCTAGGCGTATCACGTCATCTAATTGAGTAGTGCTGGCTTCTGTGTAGTGTAGATCATCATAGGCTACCATGCGATGTATAGTGCGGGGTGGTGTATGGAACACAGCACCTGGGGCTAGTTCTTGTGTGATTAATTGGCTTTTAATATGTGCGATATCTTCGGCTGTGTAACCACCTGCTAGATAGCGTTCACAGTCAAAATAATAAGGAAAATAGATCAGTGCTCCATTACCTTGATGTAAGTGTATTGATTCGGATTTGAATTGGTGTACTTGTAGGCTGGTTACAAACCCTGCTCGTAATACCAATTCTTTGAGTGCAAATGGGTATACGTCACTACCTGGCATAAGCCAAGTTTCAGTACCCCATGGTTTATGAACCACGTGGCAGTTCTCGATTCGATGGAATTCTACAGTCATCTTTCACCCCTATGTAGATAATTATATACTACTATTTAACTTTCCACAAGACTGTGAGTACTAAAAGTGATAGGATTTTAAGGGTATTTGGTGCCCCAGGGGAGACTTGAACTCCCACGACTTGCGTCGGCGGCTTCTAAGACCGCTGTGTCTGCCAATTCCACCACCAGGGCAATAACTTTACAACTGGTGCCGGCTGAGTGAATCGAACACTCTCCATCTTACGAAGCCTGATTACAAGTCAGGTGCAATCCCACTCTGCGCAAGCCGGCGTTAAATTTGGCGGAGAGTATAGGATTCGAACCTATGCTCCCATCGCTGGGAGGACGGCTTAGCAAGCCGCTGCCTTCGACCACTCGGCCAACTCTCCAAATATTAGATAAGGATTCTCGGAACTACACAGTGCACCTGTAGCTGACCCGTCGGAAGCTACCAGCCGGTTGCGACCCGGCATTAGTCCGCATATATTTTATTGATTGGCTGAGAATCCTTATCTAATAATCTCCATACCTAATGTACAGAGCAATTCCGGAATGGCCGTAATATATTTAATTATTATAACAGTAAATTAACAAAAAGTCTAGAGTGTTATCTGGCCGATGATTTGAGTTGTATTTTGATAGTGTTACTTTGGGCATCTGTCCAACTTGGAAATTTAACAGTGACAAATTTACCTGCGGCTGCCGCAGATTGGGGGGTATTCATATATAGATAGCGGTTAATACCATAATCTGTTAATAAAATTCCATTAAATTCTTTAGCTGCCTGGTACACACTATATGATGCAGCTAACATTTGAGCTTTAAGTTGTTGCCCATCTATCTGTCCGCCTTGGACGATTGACTTAACCATAGCAGTTGTATTCAGTGTTGGATAGTGCATTTTTAATGCTATTGCTAGTGCTTTAGATACCCTTGCCTGTTCATTATTAAAAAATGCCGAAAATTTACCCATGTTTAATGTAAGATTCATATCCACAGGATTTGGAAATTTAGCACCTTTAGTTATGAGTTTATTCTTATTACACAATGCATAAAATTCATCAAAACGTCCAGCAAGAGCCTGTGATCCCGCAGGTCCTAACCTTCCGCTTTCACCAGCTTTTAGTTCAACTTTGGTTTTTCCAATAGCTATATCGCCAGGGGCACCTCTGCGCATTATTCTTGGACTGAGTATGGACAATAGATATTCTCCCTTACCAACGTCCCCCATTTCACCTATTTTACCAGATATTTTTTCAAATAAATCTAGTTTAATAGCATTGAAAATACTTAAAAACTTCTTATCTACTATATCATCCATTATATGTACCATTCCGGTTGTAAGTAGTAGATTTTCTTTAATAACACCATCAGTGCTTAGCCGTTTTAAAAATGCCCGTATCAATGTGTCAGGAGCATCTACGTTTCCAACTGCTTGCAGGATAATATTGGCAACTGTATCTTTATAACCTTTGATAGTGGAAAGTTTTTTTACATCTGTTTTAAAAGCGTATTGTTTAGCAAATTTTAAAACATTAATTAAATCAGGTTCGTCCTGTATTTTTGATATTTTTTGGATTATTTCAGATCGCACTTCTTCAGGCGTTTCTAGCATTAAATCTTCAAATAATATATCTCGTATTTTCATGATATAGTATTTATCTACGTTCTATATCAAAACTTTTGGTATTTTTATAACGGATGTATTGCTACCAGATCTGCTAATCCCCAAGTAATTGACATTCCTGGACTAACATCAGGCACAGAACACCAACCGCTAAACAATGGGTCATTTACATGCGGATTAGTGATAGTAAAACTAGGCTGACCACCAAAACGCAGTGGTTTTTCTTTTATTGCTGTTTGCCAATTTATACCAACGAGATGATCATCTAAGTAAAAGTTTATGTGATAAATCTGTATAGGACCTATTGTTTCTGGACAATTTTGAACCGTAAGTGTGTGTTGAAAAGAATCGTCGAACTGGTCTATAGTAAAGTCAATCTTATCCATTTTTACATTATCAATCGTATCATATGATGCTTGAACTTCAGCACGATCAATCACTTTTTCACCGCTAAACAGCATATTTACCCAAGCAGATCCAGTTAAAGGAGATCCTTTACTTAGATTAACTTCAATTTTTAGTTTTTTCAGCATTTTTTATTCCTAATTTACAATATATGTATATTTATATTTTCCTTTCTATATCATCTTCATCGCAGGCTACACCGTATTGTATTTCTACGATTTTACAGGGCGTGTCAAATGGGTTAAACAATCTATGCCATGTTTCTATGCTAACATGATATGTATGATGTTTAGATATTATTTCCTGTACCAACGCACCCGATGGTACTGTATGGTGTTCAACCATACATTTGCCCTCTGCGACCATCCATTCTTCTGTGCGTTCAAAATGTCGTTGCATGCTAAGGCTTTGCCCTGGATTAATTGTTAGTTCTTTTACCTTGGTGCCGGGAGTTTCGTATAGCACACGATAATATCCCCAAGGACGTTCTGTGCAGGGTGCCTTCCATTCATCTAAGATCCAGCTACTTGAATTCTTTTTATTATAACCACCTACACCAAATTCAAATCTGACATCGGGCTCTGACATCTCAGGTATGTTTTCTTCTGTGCGATCACCACCGTTGGCAAAAATTATTTCGCTATTAGGATACAATATTTTGACATTACGTATGGCTTCTATGGCATGATCGTCAGTATCATTAAACAAGATGCAATGATCTACCATACGTAGATTTTCAATGATCTTAATGCGTTCATCGCTAGGCATAAACTCGCGACCTTTTTTACGGCGTAGCCAACTGTCACTGTTTACACCAACCACCAGGATGTCACCCAGGCGTTTGGCCGCACGTAGATATTCTATATGCCCCGAGTGCAAGGGATCAAATCCGCCAGTGCAAAGTACCACACGATTAATCATTTTACAAATCTTTCCTTGGGTGGTCTGGTTATGCCTACTGGTTTTAATAATTCTGTGCTTTTAGTTTTTGCATCTGCTTGTTTGAGTTTAGATTCTCCAGATGAACGTGATTCATTGAATATACCACTAACTGTGGGTTCACCAGCTTCTTCTGGAATAATTGTAGATTGTGATATCCAATCAATATAGTAATTTTCTTTGTCTAACCATGGCATGATTATTTCTTCTTGTTTCAAAAATCCACTTTTTGTGATACTCTGTACTACACTAGGATGCAGTAAATTTTTATCAGCAAGGTCAAACCATGTAGTTGTCTTGGGATCCATTGGTTCTATGTCGCTCTTATACACTGCGATCTGTACCCAAGGATCGTTGAATTTTTTCAGTAGATAAGCATCGCGACAGTCAAACCCGTTTACTGCTAACATATAAAGTAAACTAGTAGGAGTATGATTGTAAAAACAATGATTATAGGTCCTGCTGTAATATCTATTATATTCTACTCCATTAGTCTGTGGCACACCTATGACCAGCATACCATTTATAGTCATCTGTTCATTCCAAAATCTTAGTGTTTCTAAAGGATTGTGGCTATACTGTAAACTATCATAACTCCATAATAGGTCTATATTTGTAGGAATGATCCTACGATCAGTAAAATCTCGATTTATTTTATTAATGTTTTCTAAATCAGGTACCTGATTTAATTTATTCTGATCGCGATCAACTGCAAAGCAATGATAGTTGTAGGGTTCTGGTGGATCATCTTTGCTTTCTAACATAGCCCACCAAGTGATATCTGCACCAGTGCCGCAGCCCATATCACAGACAGTTCGCAGGCTTTCTAAAAAAGTATCATACCCATTAAGTAAATTAAGAGTCAGTTGATTCAGACTAACCAATTGATGCGTCCTCCATACCTGCTGTTCTCAGGCGTGTGACGTGACCTAACATGAAGTTTTTACTTTCAAGACCTTTCATGATACCTAACCATTTGTTGCGTAACAATGCTACTTCGTTGATGATAGTTTCAAAATCAATAACTTCGTCCTCACCATCCACATACTTTTCAGCATCACGGCTAGTCAGCGCACGAGCATATCCTTCTAGATACTTTTGGAAATGTTTCTTGCGTATTTTTCTTAACTGTATGTTAAGGTAATTAAGAACTGCTTCGATCTCTTGTAGCTGATTGAAACGTCGTTCTGTAATTCCGGGCAGGCCAGCAAGATTCTTTTCTATGTTGCCATAGACCCCAACTTCACGTCGTGCGTCATCTAATTCCCGTTCATAATGCTGTATGAAGTCTGGAATGCTACTTAAACTTGCTACTACGCGGCTATACCACATTAATAATCATCATCCTCATCATCATAATTAACTTCTTCTGTTTCTTCTTCACCGAGATATTCTGTTAGTGCTCGTTTAAGATAGCTGTCAGTCGCACCAAATGCTTTTAGTTCACGTTCGGTGATGTTCTGATCAGCTACTACACTGATCACATGGTCAGCCGCGGCCTGTCGATCTTTAGGAGCGATATACTCTTTACAGGTCATCCAAATTTCGCTAAGTGCGTCTAATTCAACGTTCATTCTGCAATCTCCTCTGACATTTCTGGTGCTTCTGGTGCTGGACCACCATCTAATAGTTTAGCATTAGCTGAAATCTCTTTCATGACTATGTCTAAGCAACCTTCTTCATTTGATTCCCATGCTTTACGGAACTGCTTGATTTCTTTGCCGTCGGCAGTTACGAATGCTAGGCGGTTACCGTCTTTCTTGAGTAGACCTTTGGCTTCCATCATGTCAGTCAATCCACTATAGGGATTCATACCAGTTTCATATGGGATCTTGATCTGCACTGATTCAAATGGTTTATGATATCTGGTCTTCATGATCTTACATGCGGCACGGATACCTTTGACTTCACTAATCTTGTTACCATCTTCATCTTCTTTAAGTTTAAGTTTACGCATAGCAACTACGATAGAACTTGCGTAGATAAAGCCTTGACCACCACTAATCTTATCATCTGGATCAAACATGTCTTGGCTAGCGTATGTGTGGTTAGTTGCTACTAATCCAACGTTATGACTTCCAAACATATTTACACAATTACGCACAAGTGCTGTAAGTGCTTTAGGCTTACGGCCCATATCACCTTTCAAATCACCTGCTTCAAATTGATTGATGTCTGTTGGAGTTAGTAACATTCCTAAGCTATCGATAACGAATAGAACTTTTGGACAATCTTCTTTTGGTAATGTCTTATACTCTTTCATAAACTCATGGATAGTTTTAGCTACATCGTCAATCATAGCTAGATTAAGTTTTAATAACTTATCTTCTGATGTGTCTACACCTAGGTCATGCAACCATTTTTCATCAAGTGCATTTTCTGTGTCAACTAAGATAACATAGATGCCGTCTTTCTGTGCGTTACGGATAAGATTACCACTACAGATAAAACTCTTCCCTGCACCCGATTCACCTGCAAACACAGTAACTTTACCTAAGGGTACTCCGCGATGGAAGTCACCACTGATCAAATAGTTAAGTGTATAATTACCTGTTGAAATCCAGTCTGTGGGATCGTTAAATCCTGTGCTAAGTCCATCAATCGACTTGGTGATCGACTTACGGAATTTTGATATATCAAATGGTTTTGCCATAATTATTTGCCTCTATTAAATTATATAATTCTGTGAATACTGCCCTACTGTTAATATTACGTCTTTGATCCATCTTTGCTATCTCTGCTAAACAGTATTCAATGTTCTTTGCCATAGGTGTTTTTATATATTGTAACACATTTCTTAGACCGTTTTCAAGTAAAAACCCCGGCTTTTGACTAATCCAGTCTTGTAATTCTTGCTCTACTGATTGTAGCATAGTATTTGGTAAATGTCTAATGTTTAGATAATCTGGTTGTAATAATGCTCCTATAACAAAACTGTTATTGTGAAATCCTAAACTTTTTAAAAATTTAACTGTATCAAATATCGATCGATAATTTAATAAATGATGTAGCATATTAAATGTTATTTTATGATCAAGTTTCCTAATTAGATTTAAATTATCTAAAAAGTCCGCCCATTTGCCACCATATCGCACATATTCAAATTCTGCACCCATTTCGTCAACGCTTACAGTCCAATGCACATTAGGAAATTCACAAATCTTTTCAAATACTCGAGTACCAGTCTTGCTTAAATTAGTGTTTATCCTGAGATTAACCTGAGGATTTTTTTCTTGCAATATCTCTAACAACTCTAAATTTTCTTTCATCAACAAGGGTTCGCCGCCAGCCATATATACATGTTTGAGTTGATGTGCGTTATCAAATACCAATTTCCTAAGTTCGTCGACTCTTTCTTTTGATACATCTTGGCTTTGTATTTTTAATTCTGCAGCCCATTTGCTAGAATATTCCGGTGAACAATACACGCAACTGTGATTACAAACATTACTCCAACGTATGTCTATGGTATGCAGATTAAAATTATCGGGATCATCATATAGAGTATTGTTTACGGACTTTAATTCTTTAAGATAGAATATGCGATCACTGATCATATTATACCCTTTCTTGTCACCTTCTAAGTCATAACAAACATGACATCCTATCCCATCTTTATGAGCAAGCATATTCTGTTTAATTTCAATGTTATCTGAAAGGATCTCATGTATGCTCTTATCTTTTATATTTCCAATCGCCCGTTGGCTACGAATACAATTTAACACATCACCATTTGAGTTGTACATAAATCCTGTCCACGGTATAGGACAAAACTTTTTGTTAGTTAAATATTCTTTAGGATCCACTCGTATACTCCTTGAGCATAATCATCTACATTTTGATATAGAGGAGGCTCTTGTCCAGGCTGTGTAGCTATACTACCGGGTCTGATCATAATCTGTCTCGGCCACGCATTACGTTTTATTAATAAATCTTCTGCGAGTTCTAGGGCTTTCTTTTGTATGAGGTATTCGTCCCATTCACTTTTAGGTGGAATCTGCATGTCGGTCATCTTTGTGCTGATGTTTACTATGGTTTTATGCTGACCTTCCCAACGACGCCATATTTCAAATAGTAATTCTGTTTGTGCATACCCTACTTGAGCGTTATTGATAAACATATCACAGGGTTCTATCATGCCTGCGACTTTAGGTAGACTGCGTATGTTATACCCATTGCGACGGCTCAACGCTAAAACTTCGTGCCCGTTTGTTTCGAACTTTTTTGCTAGTGCTAGTCCAATACCAGCTGTACCACCAGTTATGGCAATCTTCATTTTAACAGATCCAATGGCTCATTATGAAATGTAAAACTAGCCACTATGCGTGGTATCTTTGTTGCTGTAGTTTTTTCTACACTGTGTGTGATTTGTGAATTAAACACTATTGGTTGTGATAAATCTACAATCTCATCCACTAGATTATCTTGGTCATCGTACCAACGATTGGCCCATCCTTCTGTATTTAAAACCGGAAAATTTATTTTAGCTATAACTGGAGGTTCATCTATGTGTTTGCCTAAATGCTTGTTACTAGTTATGATCGTAATTGCCGCATCTCTTGTTACTAGTTTATGTTGCTTAAAAAATTTAAGTAGGTTAGGAACAAAATCAAATAATTCTTTTTTGTCTATAAAATGCCAGCCGTAATCGGTGGTAGATAATAAATCAGTTTTTGTCAAAAGATATCTAAAAATACCCTCACTGATTTCATTAATATTTTCACATGGAAATACTACAAAAGGTTTATATTTGTTCATATGCCTCTTAATTTAGTTTGTTCTTGTATGTATGCTAACGACTCTGGAGTGTCTTTATTTTCTACTGCCAATTGCCAAGGTTCTTTGAGATAAGCATAGCTGTGATCTAGTTTATGTAGTTTTACAAATTCTAGTATGTTAGGTAGATCATCTACGTTCAATGCACTAACTGTAGTCCAGGTATTTAGTTTTACAGGCATAGCCATATACTGTTGTAAATTAGCATAGAATTTATCCCATTTAATGGGCCAACGTACCAGATCGTGTACAGAACCTATGCCATCGAGGCTAACTGTTACTGTAATTTGAACACCGCGTTCAGCTAACGGCATCAATTCTTCTAACACTGTACTAGAATTTGTATTAAGTCTGATCGAACGAATACTTTCAGGCAAGTTTGCTAGGATGTGTTTGTAGTTCTTGCTGTGGCTAGGTTCACCACCGCTGATATCTAAATGCACCACACGATCTAATGGCAACTGCCAAAACTTATTACTGTTATCTACGATGGTATATGTTTTGCTTTTTAATCCGCCAATCAAGGTACTGTGATTTTCATCACAGGTTAGACAGGCACTATTACAGACATTGTCTAGTACTCCACCAACTGACAAATAATCTTGACGTTTTTGTAATTTATCAAAAGTTATAGCATTTAATCTGATACTAGATCCGTTGTCCTGTTCTGTTTGTTTACATCTTTCACACCATTTAGGCCAAATACCCTTGTGCATATATAGTTTTACATTCCGCAACCAAAGACTTTCGTCCATTTCTTCGAGTGTATTGAACTGTGGTGCGTTAACCATATGTCCGCATCGACTCACTGTGCCATTGGGATTAAGTCGGACAAAATGTGTTAGTCTAGGGCAATGCATGATAGTTTTTGATATGCTTGAGGGTCTTGTTGTTTAAGGTATGCTAATATTTCCTTAAAGGTTAATTCCTGGCCAATTAATTGTAATAATAAGTTATCTAATCGCAAATACATTTCATTATGTACATTGTTACTTAGTCTGTCCAATACCATTTTATCAAATTGAATGTCTTTGGGATGAGTCCAAGTCAATGGGGTAAATGTTGATAATGCATCCATGTTATGTAATCTTAATTTTGCATCTGCATATCGAGATAAATTTATTAACCAACTAAGTTGTGGAGTATAGTGCCTATTAAGGAATAGATAATTCTCTGCAAAATATAATATGGTATCTACGTCTAATATTGGATTTTCTTTTTTAACATTATGTACGAAAGTTTGGATTCCTGAGATAAATCTAGACAAGGGATCTCTTAATATTATATCAATGATTGAAGCTCTTTTGATCTGCTCGTTTATTAAGATTTTATAATTTTGTTGGCGAGCATGTTCTAATAGAGAACTACTGCCATTTTTAAAAATAGGGTAGATATACCGTTGTGAAGCTTCTATTTCTATAACTTCACAACGGTTTGGATAGATTATATCATCTAATCTACTCAACATCTAGATTGTAATACTTAAATAGTCTTTTGACGATTACGAATCATCGCAAGGATGTCCTCAGCTCTAGCTGTTCCACCTGCTGGAGGTGTTGCGACTGGTGCTGTAGGAGCCGCTGGTGCAACCTCTGCGACTGGTGCTGGTGTCGCTACTGCTACCGGAGCATCAAACTCTTCGACAGCTGGTGCTGGTGCACTTGCTGCTGGTGCTGATGCGGCTTCAGCTGTAACGATCGTTACACCTCTTGGTTTGTAGTAGTTAGCCCAACGATCTGCGTCATATGCTTGACCATCTACTGATGCTTCAAACATTTCTTTCATGACTTTTAATTCAACATCACTTGGTTTCTTAGGTAAGAAATCTTTCAAGTTGTATAAACCATGAGCGTCGATAGCTGCCGCCTCTTCTGCTGTTAGTGCAGATTCTTTGCGTGACCATTTACTAGTTGAGTAATCAGCATAACCACCTTTTGATGTTTTAGTAACTGTAAAGTCTAAACCACCTTGATAGTCTGTTGGTAAGTTTTCTAACTCTGGATCTAACAATGCCGCTTTAACTAAGTTAAAGATCTGTGGGCTGATGATAAATCTGCGAATTGGGTTAGCTGGTGTTTGATCGTCTGATAGCGGATTCTCACGCACGAAACCTTGGAATAAGTAACTACGTTTCTTCCAATACTTACGACCCATTTCTTCTAAACTCTGACTTTTGAACCAGGTACGTACTTCTGCTAAGATTGGACATGCTTCACCCCACATTTCAACGCAAGGTACTTGCACGGTGACTGGTTTACTATCTGCTTGACCTTTGATGCCAGCAAATGGTAAATTGATCATTGCTCGTTCTACCCAGAAGAATGTGTTTTTTGGATCTGCGTCTGGAAGGAATCTGATTCGAGCGTTGGTGCCCTCTGCGATGTTCCAGTGTGCGTAGATAGCGTTGTCGCCACCTTGTTGTGAGTTGTTGCCTGAACTACGACTTTCTTGTGCTTGTAATTTTGCACGGATTTCTGCTAATGATGTTGCCATGTTGTTTCTCCTTAAGTTGGTCTTAAAATATGCCTAAACGTGTTATGCATCTTAACATAATACGCTATTATTATTTATCTCGCAACGGTCTTTTTCAAATTATTTTTGCCAAAACAAAAGGGCCGTTAAGCCCCTTTGGTGATTTGATATCTTATAAGCCTGCTAGTTTGATTATATCTTCCTTGACCTTGCTCCAATCTTGTTTGTATAAGTTATCCATTGGACCCGGTACTTGACCATAAGGTTTTGCCACTGTTGGAATATTTTCAATTTTACCTGTAATAGCATTAAATTTGTCAATTGCCTGTTGTAGGGCTCCTGGACGTTCTGCTTTGAATCTGCCTGGTGCTGTGGTTATAATTTGTCCATTACTTAATTTTACCTGTATGCCTGTTGGGATATTTGGGTTTGGACTTGGACCTAATACTGTACCTGTAGTGCCTTCTGCTGGAATATAGACTTGTTGTCCTATTAATGGTTCAAGATATGCCATAAATTTGCTGTCTGCTTCATGTAATACCTTTGGTATTTTTACTGCATTAGCTTGTGCTATGTGGTATTCTTCGCCTTGTACATTTATAATATAGTTAGTGCCTTCTAAACGTATGACTCTGCCTTCAATTTCTGGTTGTGTTTTATCGTGTATAATATCGCCTACATTGATAGTGTCTTCATTTAATAGTCTTTCAAATACCTCTTTTAATGGGTTTGATTCTTCTTGATCAAGACCTGCTTCACGTCTAATGTCGGCCACATAGGCACTAACATCACTTGTGCCAATTTCATCAACTGGTGCTATACGTTCAGCATGTTCACGTGCGGCTTCTAGTACACCATCTGGACCTAGTTTCATTAACAAGTCATGATGTTGATGTGCGATCCTGCGAATAATAGCACTCATTATTGCTTCAACACCACCATCATCATCTTGTGTGTCTTCGTCTTCCATAGTTGTCTGTAGCATGTTTTGTGTGCCGCCAGGAATAGCTGCACTATATGTGCCTTCTAACATGTCATGTGCTTTTGCGTTAATTATGTCGCCATGTTTGTCTGTGAGTTCTTCTAGTTCATCATCTGATAAAGGTGTGCCATCTGTAAATTCTGCGTAGGTAGCATAAGCGTCTGCATAGTCTGGACTATCCCATGATTCAACACCATCTAGTTCTAATGAGCCTAGGTCAACTTGTTTACCATTGATAACGATTGATTGTGCTGGATATGATTCTTCTAAATCTTCATCACCCGCTTCTGGTGGTTCTGCTGGATAGTCTGGATCACCAATTTCATTTTCAATCTGTTGATAGATGTGCGGTAGATTATCATATAACCAACTTGTGATCGTATCACGTGCATCTGCATTAGGGTCGATATCTGCTAGTTCACCTAGACGATCAAATAATCGATCATCACCAAGGATATTATATAGTGCATTCGTAGCGTTCTGCGCATCTACTCCAACCGGAAGAGGCTCGCCTAATAATTCAATTAGTTTGCCTACTTCATCTTCTGTGTCAGGAAGTGCCCAACTACCTTCTGCTATTGCACCTGCCCAACTTTCAAATTGTTGTGCGAATGGATTGTTATTTTCTTTCATGATAGTATAAGCCTTGTGTACTAGGGGTAATGCTTGTTCAATACGTTCGTCAAGTGTTTTCTTAACAAACAATTCTTTTAATTCTTCTACGTTTGCTTCATCTTCAACCAATGCTGGTTTGTAACTTTCTTTGTATTCTGTATATCCACGTTTACCTTTGAGTTTTTTAAGTGTGTTTTTAAGCAATCCGTGATAACCAAATGCTGATTCGACCATTTCTTTAGTTACAGTATCTTCAAATGTACGACGTTGTACTCCTCTGATAAAAGGACGTAGAGTCATCATTTCGTTAACCATTTCTGTTATATGATTACCTAGCTCATCAGTTGGAACCCCACCAGCTGAAACATGTCGGGCCATAGCACGTGCACCAGTCAAGCTAGTAAACGGTAGACGGAAACGTTCACCTTGATCATTTTCGACGAATACAGCTTCGATATTACGGCTACGGGCACCATGCGATTCATCCATGATGGGTTTGGTGTGTGCTAGTTTGATACGCACAGGACCAAAGCTTTCATAGCTGCGATTCAGTGTGCCGTACATGCGACTTTCTGCTACTACTTCGTCTTTGTCATAGGTACTGTCAGCTTTGCTCTGTTGTTGGATATCGCGATGTTTTAAGGTACTGCGTGTAATATCTCTAGGCTCAAAACTTAATAGATTCCTGCGTGCAAATTCACGTAATTCGCGCAGAAAACTATACCAATCTTTGCGTTCCTCATCTGTGAGATCTTTGCTGATATTCTTGCTAAAGTAGACTTTTAAACTAGTCTCATCGATCAAACTCATTGTAATATTACCATGATTATGATCGTCGACCACGTAGTCAAAGTTGAAAAAACGTGCCTGTTCTGGATCGCTGGTAGCTTTTGCCTTGTCGTTACCTAAGCTGACATCCTCAAATCGGTCACGGATCTTTTCAAATAAACCTTCTGCTATTTTATCTATTTCTCTCATGTAAGTATTTATCTTTATAACATGATAAACGGCATTGGTTCAATGAAATCATCAAGAGCATCTTTCATAGCAGTATCTAGATTGGCATCATAGCTTTGTAGTAACTGTGCCATACGTATAACTAATACTACACTCATGACCAAATCATCGGTTTCACCAGGTTTGGCCGCAAAACTGTTGCCATTTGCGACGAAAGTTTTAAGTTCGCTGATCAATGGACGGCTATAGATAGTCATACGACGACTTTCTATTAAGCTCTTTAGTTTGGCGCAGGCTGTGATTTTAGGTTTGTTTGTGGTATTAAATCCTTTACGATATCTACGGCTAACACCAACTCGGGCTGGTTCGCTTAGAAATGTTCCTTGGATATTTTCCTCACCAATTTCTGCTATACTAACTAGGCCAGCTTCGCCTAGAGTATTATTTTCTAGGCTATAGTAGATGTTATTTACTGGCACTGTTTCTGATAGATATTTGGTGATTTCACTTAGGATACCTATCTGTTGCTGTATCGTAGTGCGATTATTCTGCCACTCTGCTACCTGTACAAATGTAGGTAATTCAAATACCTGTATGGCACTAGGATCGCCCCCGGTACCTAGGCTAGGGTCTAACCCAACTAGATAAGTTTTTGTAGGATCAGGACGCTTATACCAACGGACCTGGCCTTGACGTTCTATGGGCTCTAGTCCTTGCAGTTCTA